GGTTTATAACGAAGTGTTAAATACTTATAAGGAAGCAATGAAAACTTGCTAGAGTTTGCCATAACTCTTTGTTTTTTATTTATATCCCTCACTGGTATTTACTGGTGAGGGTTTTTTTATGACCAGATATGAAAAAGAAATATTATATCCTGATGCTAAGAGGTTGCTTGAACTCCTTGGATATAACACCGATGAAAAAATTTATGACCAATTCTTGAACAGATACCAAGAAATTGTGAACAATCCTGCCCCAAAGAATAAGGGTGGTAGACCAAAAAAATATAAGAAAAAAATTAAGGAATAATTTGTCTAGTAATTTGGAATCATTTATATTTGTAAAAAAACAACAAATACTATGAACAAGAATTATGAATCTAAACCATTGGGATTTGATAGGACTCAATTGTTTAAAGAAGCCGTACAACCTATCGTAGACAGAGAAGCAGCCATGAAAACAACTCTTCAATTTATGTCCGCTCATAACCTTCAGTGGTCAATGGAAGACATTATGTTGGTAAATAAAAGAGTATTGCAGTGGTTTCAGACAGGTGATGAATCTTGGGTAACCAAGATGGATACTTACTTCAAGTTGAAAAGAGACCAACAATTACAGGAGTTATTTAAAGACCTTAAAAATATTGAAGTATTCTAAGACTGGGGAGTCTTTGTGTTCAAGTAAGGGGAGTAGAAATATTCCCCCTTTTTTTTTAAAATAATTTTGGTGGTAAACAAATTTGATATATCTTAGCAACTCAAACGGGGGACAGCGATACTGAACATCAAATGTTATGAATATAATGACCAATCACGACCAACTATCACATTTAGTTGAACTTGCAATGGAAGCTTCCAAGTACGAGGGAACTGGTGATACCTTTCCTGTCTATGACGAATTTTTGACTGAAACATTCGGAACTGACTGTGATGAATTACATGATTTTTTTGATTTATATATGTATGAATTTGATACTGATTTCTTTATTTACATCTCAACAGGTGTGATGTCTAAGGCTATGGAAGAATGGATTTCCCAAGGGAAAGAATTATTAGAAAGAATTTTGGTTGAATCAGAAAACTAATTTATCTTTGTTCTTCAACATTAAAAAATAAACACAATGAAAATCAATCTCGCCTCAACAATTCAGACAAGACTAACAGAGTTTTTGGACACTCAAATGCACAATGGTAAATTGTCTATTGGAAACCATATGTATATTTCCGAGCTACTAAATGATGATGATTCTTATTCTGATTGGTTGAACCAAAATTGGAATACAATAAAAGAATTGGACATGCTCATTGTTCGTGATTTCTTGACTTGGTCATTCCTTTTGGATACTCAAGCATCCTCTCCAATAAATTTGGAATATTATTTCAATAGTTCAATTTAATTCCCTATCTTTGTTCTTTAAATCAAACACAATGAAAACTACTTCATCAAAAAAACATTTAGAAAGAGAAATCAGTGAATTGACTTGCACGATTCAACATATCAAGAATGGCAATGAGGTTGTTATTGATAGAGTATATAACAGATGGGGTATTACAATCAAAGACTTACTTGATGAACGATTTGAATTAGTTCATCAATATAACAGAAAATATGGAAAAAGATTTGGAGCTTTAAGTTTTGTATAAAATTAAGCTTGAGCAGGGAATGCTCCTTGAATAGGGGAATTCACAGGTCCGTACCAATAAGGATAGAAATTACCTGACCTCATTGCAATTGACCTACGGTTAGCTGAACCTCTCTCAGGCATTATCTTACCTATGTCCACAACATTATATTTTGGATATAGGTTTGATTTTGCACATAACCATCTTCTCATATTTTGGTCATAGAATTCAGCAGTTGACCTTGCATTATCTTTGAGGTATTTGAATGTTCTAATATCAATGTTTGAACCTTGCTCATTCCTATTCTGAACTAGACCCACATTTACCCACTTAACGAAGAAATTATCAAGACCATGATAATAAGCCCACTGAGTTGTGGCAGGAACAATGTATTTGTCCAATAGATATCTGTTATCAGGGGTTAAAGTATTTCCTGATACTTGTTGTTGGATTTCTTCAAACAGCGGCTGGCCGAGGGTCTCCTGAATGTTTATATTTTGGCTAGTGAGTATGCAAAATCTAAGCTCACCAGAATCAACATTCTCGTTAATTGCAGTATTGGTTTTCAAATATTCCTCTGATATAAAAAATACTTCAGTCATTATAGTGCAGTGTTTTGTTCAATTTTTAGGTCAACAGGTATGCCGACATTTACAAGTTCAACCAACGGTTTAATCTCTCTAATCAAGAAATTCTGAACTGGCAGAATTGATGTCTTCATAAATAGTTTGTGAGCTGTTTCAAGTAGTTCAGCACCTGAATTAAATCCTGTCGGTGAAGGAAGACCAATCAATGACCCATCAGGAATCTTATGACCTGATAGGATTTGTCTTTGGATGAGTTCAAAGATTTCAGAGTAAGCTCCCTGTTGCATCTGTGAACTAATCTGTGTGATTTCAGGCTTACCTAAATCCCCATCCGAATAGGATACAGTTATACGACCACTATTGTTCGGACCTGAATATCTTTGTTCAACTTGTCTTAAGATATCTCTCTCTTCTTGTTCAGACTCAGGGAATCCATCACTAAAGTGTACCCATAAACCAGGATAACCACCATTGGTAATTAGTCCCAAATTGTGTACGGATATGGCGTGGTTGAGTCTAATATCATTTACGACACTTAGATACTGCGGAGCTCCATAAGCCCAATATGCGGGATTCCTATCCCTAATATGAACGATTTGACGATTGGTAAAATCTTTAGGGTTAAACTGATGAAACTCAATAACACCCGCCTTCTTAAAGTTTAACCAATCTCTACAATAAAAATACTTCTCAACCTCAAGTTCAGCGTTATCAGGTAATCCAACTCTCATATATTTTGAGGGTATGTAATGTAAACCTGCTAAACCTTGGCTTCTATCTTCCTTCCAAATAACCTCAAGGAATAGATTCCCTGTTACGATATAGTCAAATACCATATCCTTGAATACATCATTTAAAGTTTCTTTTGTTGAAATACGATAGTCTGTGATGAACCCCTGACCCACAATATTATCAATCTTTGAACGGATACAAGCATTGTGGATTGGAGAAAAGTCCAATAGGTCATATAGACCCATAACAAATATATTATCTTGTCCCCAACTTACCCAAGGCACACCACGCATTACACGCTCCTCAAATTTTATCAAGGTATCCACAACATTGGCAAATCCGACATTTTGTATTACTTTTTTCATCTTTTAATAAATATAGGGCTAATTTTGATATATGATAACTGACTCAGTCGTACCAGTATAGTTTAGTGTTCCGATTGGACTATCAGTTTCAACAATAAGCATTCCCTCATATACAACATCATAAGATTGTGATGGAAGTAAATTGGTTGTGGAATACTGCTCATAAATTTTTAGATACCACTCGCCAGGTATCAGATGGATATTCACATTGTTTCCTGGACTACCAATCAAAACCTCAGGTAAAGAATCATCAATTGAAACATAGAAAAGGTCTTTTGATGGTTCATAACCTACAGCAAGAGATGGTTCACGATACGGAATAAACCTTGCAGTCTGTTGTGATAACTTGTGTCTAACTGTCCACAAATAAGTAACAGCACCAGTTAACGACTTGTTCCTTGAACAGGTAACCAACGCTTGATTATTTAATGAACCTTGTTGTAGATATATCATTCTTTATTCATTTTTAACAACAAACACTTCCATCAACAGTTATGTAGACATAAGTAGTCCCCACAAATGTGTGAGTATATACACAACCTGTTGTTGAGTTTGGACAATCGGCTGTATCTCCGTTTATACCACAAGTAAGTAGTGTAACAAAGTCAATTTCATCACCATTAACAAGTCCTGTAATACTATGAACATAAGTACAAGCCATACTACCAGGTTGACCAATTGCAATGTAACTACCACCATTTAGAGTATAACCAAACTCCTGACTTGTGTTCACATATCTGGCGTAAACATAAAGTGTTCCACCAGGTGTTGTTGTACTCGGAGTCGGAGTAACATTAGGTGTTGGGCTTAAGGTAGGGGTTGAAGTCATCGTAGGAGTTTGCGTAGGAGTCAAACCTATTGTTTGCGTAGGAGTGGAAGTGACCGTAGGCGTGGCTGATAATGTCGTTGTTGCGGTTGGAGTTAATCCAATAGTTGCGGTCGGAGATGGCGTAACAGGAATCGTAGAGGTCGGAGTGGATGTAACGGTCGGGGTTACTGTTGATGTAGGCAAATTCTGAACCACAGCCAATATAAAATTTAAACATTCACCTTGTGATTGAACCTTGATGGTAAGTGTGTTATTTGGGACAAGGGTTGTGTAATAACCATAGGTAAAGGCTGAGGTAGGGATATTACTCTCAAATGGGGTTGCATAGTTATCCACATCTGAATAAAGGTCAAAAGGTCCAACTGCTGAACCCACATCTGTTAATGTTATGATTACTGAATATGCCATATTAAATACAAGTTAATCCTCCACAGCTTGCTTGACCAACCCAAGGAACATTCATTTGGAAATTTGAAGATGGACCTGAGGTTAGGCTCAATAGTTTATATTTGTAAGTTGAAGCACTATTACAATAATGGAAACCAATTGTTAAGGCTGCTGGTGTTTCAATTTTAAGAACACCTGTTGTAACAAGAGTACATGATGATTTATCATAAGCTTCAACATTATAGTATAAATACGATGGACTTGTTCTTGTCGGAGTCACTGAAGGTGTTACGGGAATTGTTGAGGTCGGACTAGGTGTTAAAGTAGGAGTTGCCGCTGGTGTTCTCGTAGGAGTCATGCTCGGAGTAACAGGAGGGGTTGAATAGTTATACTTTGTCTTAAGATAATTCAACACTTGGTTAAATTCAGATTGAGTTAATAACTTATTATAACCAAGGAATTCAAACATGGAAATGTTATTTGTGAATGGTGTTCCACTAATACTATATCCAAAGTTTATCCAATCGGCAACCTCACCAATATAAGATGTTGTTCCCGATGTTCCAAGAGTATCATTCACCGAAGCTGTAAATCCTGTTGTAGTCAATCCTGAAGCGGCATATAAAGTATATCCCGTTGTGAAGAGAAACTCTCTTCTACCAGGTTTACTTCTTGAAACAGATGTACTTACCCCACCATAGAATTGATAATCCCATATGTTGTTATTTAGGGTATAACCTGAACCATTTTGAATATTGATTGACCATCCACCATCACTTCTTGAATTAACTTGTGAGACAAAGAAGAATGTCTTACCAGTAAATGTTGTAGCTGAACTTGGATGAGACAAGGTCATAAAATCAAGTGCTCCAAAGTTAACAGATTGACCTGTGTAAGATGACCCAAATGTATCGTTTGAAATAATCGTTGGTTGATTAACCCCAACTGATTGAGTCAATGCTCCACCAATTAAACCATAGTTAGTCCAAGATGAACTACTTGCTCCCTCAGTTGATTTAAACCAATACTGAAGATTACCAAGTGATGATGGGTCAAATGTTGGTTGTGTACTAGTTGGGGTTATTGTGTTGGTAGGACTCGGCGTGATATTAGGAGTAGTCGTAGGACTAGCAGTTAAAGTAACAGTTGGAGTCATCGTGGAGGTTGTTGTAACACTCGGAGTTGGCGTGTTCGTGTTTGTTGTGGTCGGAGTAACCTCAGGCGTTGCAGTTAAGGTCGTGGTTGTCGTAGGAGTTATCGTCGGTGTTGAAGTGATGGTATTGGTCGGAGTTACTGATGGAGTGATTTGTGGAGTTTCCGTTGGAGTCACAGAAGGAGTATTACTTGGAGTGGTTGTTACACTCGGGGTTGGGGTCATCGTCAAAGTTGGAGTAACACTCGGAGTAGGTGGCACAAGGGTAAACACAGCACTACCTGAGAATGTACAACCAGGGTTATATGCTGAAATATAATTGTCGTGAAATGGTCTCCACTCCCCAAGATATGGTGACCACCAAGTCTTTAAAAATACTCTCCTTTGTTGAGACATAATTAGATATTCGCTGTTGCTCCTGAAACCACGAAGGAACAAGTGTTAATGTTTGATGGAAGAGCAAAAACCTCTTCTTTTTCTTGAGTTGTTAAACAATCAAGAATGAAATCTTTAATCAAAATACCATATCCAATGTTTTGTTTTTCACCTGTTTCCAAATCAAACTCACACATAACATCAGGAGCATTCATATAAGTGGTTGTTCCACCAGATGGATAACCCATA